TGGCACTCTGTCGATGAAATACGGCGGGGTTATCCGGACGTATGTCAACTTGAAGATATACTCCGGCGGAGTCGGTAATAAGCAAATGCTTGCTACTGATATCCGCAATGATCTACCAACGCTAAACCAGATGCACGCCTTAGGCGCCACTGGTTTTGCGCGGGCTCAGCCTTTACGCCAACAAGGCGGAATTGCACAAGCCCTGATAGAACTCAGAGATTTCCCTCAAATGCCTCTCTCTATGGTCCGGAATGGTATGCCATTTATTAGAAATGGCGATCCGGGCCAGTATTGGAGTCAAGCCCACGATGTGGTGCGTCTTATGAAGGACGTAGGACATCAGTACTTGAATTTCCAATTTGGGTGGGTTGCTTTTGTCAATGATTTGAAGAAGTCACTGAAAACAGTGCTCGATCAAGAGAAGAATCTAAAACGGATTCTTCATAACAATGGTCGAATCATTCATTGTCAGAGCATAGTAGCCAAGGACGATCCTAAAGTCACTTCCGTTACGAGCTCCAATTTTAATATTGGATATCCCGCGGTCGAAGGTGAATTTGTGGATCAGTACGGTAAGCTAAAGACTTCTATCTCAGTGAACGCCGGCTCAAGATTCTCTGGAGCCTTCAAGTACTTTCTTGAAGGCTACAAGCATGGAGAGCCGATGACTCCGAGACTTAAGAAGAAACTTTTGCATATCCTATACGGTGTGGACACTAGTCCTAACACCATATGGGCTACATTACCGTGGAGCTGGCTTATTGATTGGGGTACGAATGCTCGTGACAATGTCGCGAACTTTACGGCCCTTCATCAAGACGGCCTGGTCATGGTGTACGGTTACGTCAATGATTATAAAGAGACGATAACCAAGTACACTTTGTCTGGCGCCATAATTGGCGGCAGAGCCATAAGGTGTGAGCAGACCGATGTAAATCGGTATTTTACTCGCACTCCTGGCACTCCTTATGGCTTTGGACTAACTCGCTCGAGTTTTAACGCGAAGCAAGGGTCCATTATTGCTGCACTTGGATTGTCCAATTTGCAGCCTCAGCAATTTCGCTGAAAACTACCACACTTTGTGTGTTTACTAACGGAGTAACGTGCCATGTTGGCAGATCCTCAGTCAGTCACACCTCCTACTCTCGGAGCTCAATCGCTCCCAGCAGTAGCGCGTGGCGTTAACACCTCTTCCTACCGCAAGACCGATGGTACATTTCAACTTACCATCTCTCACACGTATGGAAAGAGAAACCGGCATGTGGCCCGCGTCGATTTCAATAAAATCGCCGCAGATCCACTGATCAGTGCTCAGAATATTAAGTACTCTATGAGTGCTTATCTGGTCATTGACGAGCCGGTTACGGGTTTCTCTCGCGCTGAGTGTGCGGATATCGCAAACGGGCTAATTGCCTATCTTGCGGCGTCCACTTACGCGAAAGTAACCAACATCGTTGGGGGCGAATCGTAGCAATACGATTCGTATCGACTCATATGAAAACGAGCCGATTACTCCCGTGGATGTTAATTCTCGGTGCTTCGCTC